TGGCTCGAATTGAACAAGAAACTGGGGGTGACTTTGTTGACATTTCTACTCAGTTGAAAACTACGCCTATGTGCTCGGCCTGTATTATAGAAGGACAAGAGCACACCTGTCAATCTATAAGTGCGCAGCGCCTTGGTCGTCGCCTTCTTAGACTTATTAAACGAGCAGGTAATTAATATAGTATTCTCTACTAGTTACTACAGTCCCTTTATGTAAATCTACCCAATACCGGCCATGCATACACCAACCCATTTCGTTAATCCGCTTCGCGCTACCTACGATATCAGAGACAAGTTTTCTCAGCTCCGTAGACTACGCCGAGCAGTTTGCTTGCGCTACGGCCTTCCTGCTCCAGGTAATAACTTTCTGTTCCGCAACACTGTTTATCTTTCTGGTCCAGTAACGGGGTTAAGTAAGGAAGTCTCATGCGCCAAGTTTGAAGAAGTTCGTGCCAAACTTCTACAAAATAAACCATGTCTAGGTAAGCCTAGTATTGAATTTTATATAGACTTCGACTTTATTTCTGGGCGTCGTCCTGTATACGGTTATGACGTTGCTCGTAATATAGTAATCTCTCCGTCCGACTATCCAGAGGTAATTCCAACGGAAGTTCTAGCCTTCCTAAGAGACTTGTGGTGGACTGTCCTGCCTAAAACCTCCTTCAGTGAATATGATGCTTACATGGTAATTTCGGTAATTCTTCTGCTGTGTACTGATACACTAGTGGAAGTTTCACCTGAGAATACTTACAGCTCTTATGGGGCTACGTGTGAAGTTATTCTCTCCCATGAACTAAACAATAACAATAAAAAGTATGGCTCAGAACTCCTAATCTCTAGCACTACACCTTACCGCGAGCGTAGGGTCAAAAGCCTGCTAGGTGACTACCGCGAGTTTACACGTACTAAAGTAAAGACCACGCTAGAAAAATATGTTTACTTGTCCGTTCTAGCTCTGAACTGTGCTTACGTAAGTCCTATTGATAAACTAATTCTTGAAGTTGTAGACAAGTCTATTACAAAATCTCTTGCTTAGTAGGGAATTACCCTTATGCCTAAGCGTATTTCTAGGTGGAAACGTGAGATTGATAAAGAAAAGCTTATCAATAAAAGACTATCAACTGAAATCGCTAGACTCAACAATAGCATTTCAGAGCTTTCTGATAGCTACGAGTACATAGCAACCTTTCTTCCCTCAAATAGCAGCGCATACGAATTAGGTAAAGTACCCTATACACGCGAACTCCTACGTAGGCATTACCCCTTACTTAAGATGCCGATGCAGCAGGAGCAGGATTACTACAGCTTTATAAATCTATCTAGAGATATGCAGCTGCAGGCGATTGCGTCTTATACCACAGATTGCATTACTCGGCTAACTGCAAATTTTAGGTTTACGTCTCTTCATGAAGGATATTTTGATTTTACTCTAGATCACAATACTACAAAAGAAAACAAACGCTATGCTTTTACCTATTACCTAACTGAAACTGCCTTGCGAAACGCTACACCTACGCACATAGTAGAAGGTCTAGTGCCTAGTCTTAAGCAGCTTATGCAGGTTGCAATTGCAAAATAAGAGAAGCCCGGTGGAATTGAATTCCACCGGGCTTCTTGCTTTTCTATCCTAGGTTTTCAATACTCACCGGCAGGGGGTCACACAGCGCAGCGCTCGACAAACGCGAGCACATCATGCGGGCGCATCCCGACGCCCGCCAGATGCGCACCAGTATGTTTTAGCGCTGAAACCTCCACCGCCCCAGCCAGCCTGGGAGCCATCGCGTCCGCGTGACTAGCGGCAACAACAGCAGTATCGGCAGTTGATGACGCAAATCGGTATCGCTCGGCCAGCGCCGGCGCGGGCACTGTCGTCAGCATCGGGTCGAAACCGGTAGTCTTTGCAGAGTAGTCACTGCCGTCAGTCGCTACGCCGTAGGCCGTGCGGATTGACGCGGCATAGCCCCCTGTGTTACCTGCGTACATTGCCGCCAGACTGCAAACCGCGTCAATGCCGTAAACTCCGCGCAACTCTGGGATTGTGCCTGCTATAGCTAGATTGAGTGCAGCGGCTCCACCCATGCTGAGCGCCACCAACACCAGCCGCGTCAGACCAGGGTTAGCGCTCTTGAGCATCCCCCACAAATCAACCACCGACGCCTGCCCAGCGGCGTTACCCCAACAATCTCCGCCCATGTTACTCGCGGCCACGGTATAACCTGCGGCCTGAAGCGCCGCGACCACGGGATACATCGCAGCCGGCGGCGCATATTGCCCGGTCCCGGTATGCTCGTGACAGATAATCACGGCGGTATTTTTTGCCGTCTGAGGCTGCCAAATTCTCGCCGCCTGACCATTCGGCTGTGTCACCTGGTCAAACTGCCCGTAGCCGCCAGCAGAGCGCGCGCGGCGCGTCCATTTTGCGCACAGATACGCATTTACTGCGTCGATCTCATCGACCGTCAACCGGCCCGCACAGACCAGCATTTCGCCGAGTTTCAGCGGGGAGAATTCGCCGGCAGTCGTCCCGCTCATGCGGGCGCCGACCGAAATGCCGAGCAGACCTTCCGCCCCGAGCGTCTGCGTCAACGCGACATACGACGGAGCGCCGTCGAGCGTCGCCAGCGCAGAGGCCGACTCGAATGTGACAGAAAACACCCGCCACACGCCGTCATTTGCCGGCTCGCCCATCCTCGTTGGTGTTGATCCCGCAAAACCGTAGACCACTTTTTCGGGGCCAATTGTCAGTCGCGCAGAGTAACTCGTCGTTGATCCCGCAACGATGGACTTGTAGTCCCCGACAGATGCGCCGACTGCGCAAGCGATAAAAATGGTATATGGGGGGGGCGATACCGCCCGGGGTCGGATAAGTGCCGCCGAAGCTTGCACAGCGCAGAAAATCATCAACCCCATCAAACGCCAGCGATTTGCGGCCACCCGAGGTCAACTCGACGATAGGCCGCGCGGCGGATGTGTGCTGTGTGAGATGCGCGCCTGCACCACTCAAATCAGGCAGCACACTGACCGCGCCGCCAGCCAGATCAGTCGCCGCCGATACGTCCCAGTGTCCCACCAGCCGCGATCCAATCATGTCTCGCCAATACCCTGACACCGAGGATTGAAAAGATGCTTTATCAGAAGCACTTCCGTTATCAAAAACTTGCTGAAGCGCTGGGAGCGTAGCTCCAGCTAGCTTCTTGTTTAAGAGGTTAGACATCCTTAACTCCTTTTAGAAAAGATGCTAGGTAAAATTGATGATTAAAGTAGAGGTACTTCACAAGCACCAATTGTAGGTTTTGAGCCTACACGCCTACTACCGCCAAAGTCGTCAAATAAAGAATCTGCCTGCTTATAGCCTGCATTCCTTAGGGCAGAAGTCTTAGAATATGGAATACCTAGATAGGTTTTTAGATTCGCCGATACTACATCATTTCCTAAAAGAGTAGCTCCTCCTGAGTAGTTTGTAGTCACTGCTTGAAAAGCGTTATACCCTGCCCTAGTGCCGGCAACTGCCTGAACTCCTGTAGAAAAACCTATTATGGTATTGTTAACTATACTTGTAGCTACTCCTGTTCCCCAGTTTAGAATACCTACAGTAGAAGTGCCCAAGTTTACAAAAGTATTATTAAAAGCTCTAGCTCCAGTAGCTGTGTTTATAACAGCTCCTCCATTAAGAGATACGGGACCTAATTCTAGCGCTCTATAGTTACCATACACAAGCACTAGATTATTATAGAAGTCTACAGCTGAGGTTAAGAATACCGCAGCCGTATCCGTAGTTGCTCGCGTATGTCTTGATATAACTAAATTATTGTTGATAGTTCCCTCTATACCTGAACAGTAGAAAGATATCTGATTAATTGTACTATTTACTGCGCTTTCCATATAATTGTAAGCAACCAGATAATTTTTACTTCTATTATCAGTACCTGTTACCTCTGGATTTATAATCATCACATGCTTGTTTGGATTATTGTGTACTAAAGAATTTCCTACTACGATGACGTTATTACAAGGAGTATCTCCATTACCGTTCCACGGAGACGAGTTTATCTGCATCTCATCCCCGCGTTCTCGTGTGGGCCAGTATGTAGAATGAGTAGCTGATCCGGAAGACCTATTACCTATCACTACCAGGTTTGATCCAAGCAGCCAGTAGTTATCGTCACCGCAGTCCGTAACCTCGCAGTCTAATATTACTGTTTGTGCCCCAAAAGTTTGCAAACCATTGCAGTCGCTGCTTGTTGCAGAAGTGCCGCCACCAGCTATATAAAAATCATATACTTTACATCCAATAAATGCACACCCTGTTGGATGAGTTGAATATCCCGGTGATCTTTCTTCATACCGGACAGTTACCATTATACCAGCGCCCCCAGCAGTAGAAACATTACCAGAACCGTTTACTGCTATGTCTTGAAATGTTACAAAGCCTTCATGACTAGCCGCAGAGGTATCAGCTACAAGTATACCAAATTTGAGAACACCTCCACCCCCACCCTCAATAACAGGTACAAAGCCCTGACCGTAGGACATTACAGTTCGACGCTCTGGATATAAAGCAGTAGCTCCAGTAGGCTTTTTAATATACATTCTTGCCAGCGAGCCCTCAAATCCTGTTGGTTGATAAGAGTTAAAGACTGAACCTCTTTTCAGCGCCACTGCCCTTCCTGGAGACCACGCAGAATTTGCTAGCGTAGCAGAAGAAGTAAAGGGGGTGGCCCTCCAATCTCTATACGGAGCACCCTGAGACCCATCACCAGAATTATCTGCTACCGCAGAGTCAACGTGAATAATATTATACGCTCGCCATACAGCCGTACCATCTGTAGTGGAAGAGCTGCCACTGTTTATATAAAAGTCTTCAGTAGCCCATGTAGGCTCAGAGTTTCCAGTAATTCCAGCTTGTATGCACCTATGTATTTTTACGGTTGCCGGAACTACACCAGGAAGGTAGTAAGCTGTAGGTAGTCTTACTGCCCCAACATCAACCTTCTGCGCAGGCTGCCATACACGAGCCTCGTATATATCTTTGTATTCTTGAAGCATGTTTTTAACATAATAACTATTTGTAAAACCTTTTAGTGTATGACTAGCATACGAAGTTTCCTCTGTTAGCACGCTCAGCGCTATGTTTCCACCTGCATCAGGTGCAACACCTAAAACAGTTCTCGGGTACCGTGCATCCGCAGTAGCTTGTTGTAATGCTGTACTAGCCAGAGTGCCTTGCGCGGATGTAGCAAATGCGCTAGCTGCTGATAACGCTGCAGTACCTAAACCTAAAGCGGTTCTAGCTGCCGCAGCATCTATTCCTATAGCAGAAACTACTCTAGCATTTGTTACTAGGTTATTAGCTTCTGTGGTATTTAGTGTAGTTCCTACTGGAAGAGTTCCCGGTTGTAACGCGGTTCCTGCTAGAGTACCTTGAGCAGATGTAGCAAAATCTGATGTGCTAGATAGCGCAGCACTTCCTAAACCTAAGGCTGTTCTAGTAGCAGAAACATTTAATCCTATAGCAGAAACTACTCTAGCATTTGTTACTAGGTTATTAGCTTCTGTGGCATTTAGTGTAGTTCCTATTGGAAGAGTTCCTGGCTGAAGAGCAGTTCCTGCTAGAACACCTTGGGCTGATGTAGCAAAGGCAGTTGACGCCGATAACGCTGCCGTACCTAAACCTAACGCCGTTCTAGTAGCCGAAACATTTAAGCCTATAGCAGTATTTACTCTAGCATTTGTAAAAAGGTTTGTCGCATCAGTAGAGCTAAGTGTAGTTCCTACAGGAAGAATTCCTGGTTGAAGCGCGCTTCCAGCTAGAGTACCTTGGGCTGAGGTAGCAAAGTCTGTCGTGCTAGATAGTGCAGCACTTCCTAAACCTAAAGCTGTTCTAGAGCTGGCTTGATTAGAGCTAAGTACACTTTGAATCCTGCCTACTGTAACAACTGCATCAGCAGCAACTGCGCCTAGAGTTATATAATTAGGTAAATTTCCAGCTATATCTTTAAGAAACTTTGGTTTCATCAAAGAAGAACTCATTAAGAATACTCCAAAATAACTTTAATAAACAAAAAGGGGAGGTGAGCATAACCGCCCACCTCCCCTTTGTACTACTTTAAGCTACGGTAAGGGCAGGACGAGTAGTTATTTCTCCGTTAGCATTTCTGGTAACAGCTGCCTGCGTTACTACCTTAGTAGTAGATCCAACATAAGTTATAGTGTATGCATCAACGCACTTGAACGTAGCATTTACTGAAGTGGCGGTAAAAACACCTAGGATACCATCCGGCCAAGTAACTGGCGAAGAGGTAACTACGTCATCGCTATTCAGAGTTCTAACTCCGGTGAATAGCTCTTCCGGTGCTGAGCCAAACGCCTTCAGGAAGGCATCCGAACCAAAAGCTGCGTAGCGAGCGTCACCCCGAGTAACATTAAAATACTGCGTGTGGTCGTCATCGGCTAGACCAGTTAGTGCTCCGTGGTCAGAAACACCACCGCCTCCGCCGCCTCCTAGATTTCCACCATCAACATCTGCCTTGCTGGCACCTGCTACGGTACGAATGCCTAGCGCAGGATTTACAATACCCGCCGGATCAGCAATAGAGTAAAAAACAGGAGCTACATTGGACGCAGCGGCGTTAACCAGAAGCGTGCGGTATGTGCTTGAACCGGATTGTGTATCCAGCCAGAAAGTACCTGTAGGTAAGGCCGTTGTCGGCATGGTCGTGCCAACAATAACCGTTACGTTATTGAAGGCACTGAAGCTACCTGTTCTACCGCGAGTATCAATGTCCATTACGACTGATACGGGATTAGTAGCCGGATAACCCGCGCCCGCAGCGACAGTTAGAATACGCTCAATAATCTGAGCGTAGTTCATATCTACTGAAATGTTATTAAAGATCTTGTTAGCAGCCATTTGAAATTACTCCATTATTACAAGTTACGGGGCTAGATCTTCAGTGTAGTCGAAGCTAAACTGAACCTGATAAGTTACTACAGTAGACGTAGAGTCTAGAGAAGGTGCTCCAGTGTCGGTCGGGAACACGCCAACCATCTTTATTCGACGTATAATTTGGGGTAGATCATCGTATAGTACTAGCTCTACCGGGATTGCATAAATAGACTTATACGAACCCGAATTTCCCACCCACGAACGAGCTAGCTCTTGCCAAGCAACAATACTATCTCGCGTGCTATTGGTTCGCGTCTCAAAGAACGTAGCCGACCACGTTCCTGTCCAAGTTCTACGACCTGCAAAGTTCAGCTTGATTCCGTGAGCCTCAACAGAAGTTTGTTCAATCTGCGACTCAGGAATAGTAGTTGACTGACAGCGAATGATTAGTTCGCGATTGCTACCACCGCCAGGAATAGGAGGTAGAACCAGGTCAAAGTTGTAAGATAGCAGAGGATCTAGAGTAGCCTGGAGATCCTGAAGTGATGTACGTGCCATAAATTCCTCTAAGTAGGTAGGGGAGTTACTACTCCCCGATTAAGCTCTAGTTACAGAGAAGCTAGGGTCTTCTCATCAACTTCAAGACCTTCCTTGCTAATAACAAGGGTCAACTGTATTTCACGAACAGCGCGGATAGGAGTTATTACGATAGCAACCGCTAGAACACCGGCATTGCTTAGAGCAGGAGGATTGTTTGAGCTATCAATAACTACACGATAGTTAGAGATACCACGTCCTGCCTTGACAATATCCAGATACTGCTCAAGGGCGAACTGAATCGACTTGCGCAGAATATCATCGTTCGGCTCTTGCAGCGAGTAAATCAGATAGTTATAGCTAGCGCGCTTGATGATATTGCACAGAACACGAATATTGATGTCCTGTAGAGCTGAACTCTTATTGAGTAGCGTATTTTGTTCCCAGAAGGCAATGCCTCTACCTAGGAACTTACGCACGTAGGCAATATTAGCCAGAGTTACTAGAGTAGCCTGACCATCATCATAGGCTTCGCGGATACCTAGGGTAACACCGTTTAGAAGACCACGATTTAGACCGGCAGTCGAGAACCACGGTTGCGTAGTTCTAAAAGTTCTAGCCAGCAGACCTGCAATAGCACCAGAGGGCGGAACATACAGAATCTTGCCGCTGATTGCATCAGACTGTTGAAGATCCTGAGCAATAATAGCTGAGTACGAAGAGTTCAGGTTAAGCTCTAGATTTCTATAGTCTACAGCAGCCTGAGCCTTCTGCTTGGTTGAAGGCATATCCAGATAGGCTATGCAATCATTCCGTGTCTGTGCAACGTAATCCATGTACTTTTGGACTACTACAGAGGTCTTACCGCCGTTTATAAGAACATCTAGCGTATAGAGTTCCTTATTATTGAAAGTATCCCAGCCCTTGTTTATATCTGCTGTAGTAGGAGCAGTACCAGAAGCGCCGCCGGTTAGAGCTACCCGAGTCGTCGAATACAGAACTGGCGTGCTTAGCAGGGTGCTAACATTAGACTGTACACGAATATAGCGCGAGAAGGGGTTAACCTTCTGCGTAATTTCCATCTGGCCGCCGGTATCATCAGTTTGCTCAACTAGAGAGCAGTTAAACGATTCTACAGGCTGAGTCAGCGATACCGTAGCGTCAAAAACCTTTAGCTTGAACACCGGATTGGGTGCAGCTAGGCCAGCTACCGTAGTGATAGGAGTACGAGTGGTATCGGGCGTTATTACACCAGTGTCTTGGAAAGAAGTGGTTGAGCTACCAACTTGCGAAATGTAATAAATGCTGCCGGCTACGCGACCGTAAATACGATAGCCAATAGCGCCTGATACAGCATTCCAGCTAACAGTGATGCTGTTAGTCGTAGTAGCAGAACCAACGATAACGCTAAGGGGAGCGGAAGCCAAAGTTTCGTTACCATCAGTAGCAATAGCGGCTACCGAGTATTCATAGTTACCGGCAACTAGCTGACCACCCTGCGAAGAAGTAGTACCCAATAGTCCAGCTACTACGTCAAGGTTTCCAGCCTCTAGTTGCACAGAAATATTATTGCCAAAAGAACCTTGTCCTTGAGCAGGAGTTATAAGGAAAAGCGGGGTTTCCGTTACTGCAGTATACACTCCCCAATCAGGAGTGCTAGGATCAGTAACACCACCACTGATACCAGCAATCTCAGTGCGTAGCTGGTTATTGAGCTTTACGACAGCAGCCGAATACTTGGCGCCTGCACCAACTACACGGTTAACCCAAAGAGAGTTGCCTTCTCTTAGGTAGTCTAGCGCCGCATAGTGGTCATACGAAACGGCAGCATTAGGATTTCCGTAATCGAACAGAAAATCGTCTGCATTCGAATAAAAGCGCGGTGAGCTAACTCCACGCGGACCAACTAGAACTAGAGCACCTGTGCATGAAGATACACCGCTCAGGCTAGTAGAGAGATCAACTTCATTTATTCTAACGTCTGATGCGCGCTTAGTCAGAGAAGCCATTACTTATCTCCAGTTACTTCACGCGCAACGATCTTGCGCGTGTTAAGTTGTAGAAACTCCGAGTCAGCTTTTGCTCCACTCTGAATACGAGCACGAGCGCGCGGCTGAATAAAAACTGAGGTCTTAACAACCTTGTTACTTGCATCAACGTAGCTAATGGGTACTTCCACTGCCTCATCGCTGGTATTAAATAGCCAGATATTTGCCATTCTTACACCTCTTAAGATTGAACAATTAGAACAGGAACAGTAGTAGTTCCAGTGTTTTCGATAACGATTTGCCTAACATCTTTGTCTAGTATATGCAGTCGTACATTATCCAGCGTGTAGCTAACTGCCGGATTAGCACCTTCTGGAGCCAGAGTTACGCTTACCTTCAAGGGAGATTCTGCTGATATAAGAGAGAAAGAGCTGCTAGTTACAGGAGTATTCCATGTAACAAGTTCTCCAGGTAATAACCTTAAATCTATGCGGTTAACTGCAGCAGTTGGTGACGTAAAATTGTATGCTAATGCGCTTAGGCTACGCCGTGTATTATTATCGGCGGAAAACACGCCCAAATTTAGTAGTACCGCTTTAGTAGTCATCTAATTACCTAACAAATGGTTGAGTAGTTCCACCCGACTGTATAGTATTTACTACAGGTGCAGTTGTAGTACTATATAATACTTTTAGATTTCCATTCTCATCTCTCTCAGTTATCTGCCCGACAATGTCTATTCTAGAGCAAATCTGTTGCTCCATAAGCTCAGGCAGACTTATATAGCCGAGTACCTTTAGACTTACACTAAGCTCGTACTCCTGAACTTCCGTAACTTCAGCATTTCTTTCCCCTATTGGTATGGAGTCTACTTCAGGAACGGCTTTTATAGAGAAAGAATGCTTGCCATATTGTATAGTGAACCCAAAGCCACTGAGTACTCGCGCAAACAGTAGCCTAGTAGCTGCGTCTATCATACCTACATGCTTATTGAACTTAAGCGTAAGTTGGTAGATCATATCTACAGGAATATATTTTACAACGTAGGCTTTGTTGCCTTCGCCGACTACAACAGACAGGCTACCTCGCAGAGCACTAGACCTAGCGTTGCCTCTATCCGTAGCTAAACGAATTTCTGTTAACTTAGCAAATCCCCAAGGATACGCTATCTTATTATTGGCTGCTTCGTGTGCTGATCTAACACTGTCGGAAGCAGAGGAAACAACTATGGGCATTCCCAACTTCTGCGTTAGGACTTCCTCTAGCCCTTTTGTAAGATAAGATTGAACGGGAGCCAGCGTTAGAGTTAACCCTGCTTGCTCTGCTGCCGAAAAGCTAGTAGTAGCCATTTTAAGGACACCTTAAACGTAAAAAGCCCGGAGCGGCTAAACCGTTCCGGGCTGTTGACCTTGTACCCCGGTATCAGGCGTCTCTTGGGGTTAGCTTGATTTTCTTGCCGGTCCTGGCTGAGTCAGACATACGCTTTTTGCGAAGTGCTGTTTTACGTCTAGCCGCCGCTGTGATCTTCATAAGCTCTATAGCAAAAGATGCCCTTACTGATTCTACTGGAGCGTCTTCAACCATTTCGGTGTCTCCGCCCACAGCATAAGGTTCTTGATCATCTTCGTCTACATCGTGCTCGTCTTCTGCCTCAGAAGCTTCTTCTTCACCTTCTTCGTAGTTAGCCCTGGACGAATCCGAAGCTCTTAGAGAATAAGGATCAGCAATACCTTCTTGATCTTCTTCCAGTACTCTATCGTACTGATTTAGAAGAACAGGCTTGGACTTATATGAAGAAAAATCTTTTGTGCGGTTAGTCATATCAACTAAAGCAACAGAAGGCTCTTCCTTAACTTGCTCTACTGATTCAGCAGAAGAAACTAAACGAAGAATCTTTTTAGCCTTTAGCTCAAATCCAGGCAGTTGCGAAGCATCCCCCATGAGCTGCGCTGCGGCCATTGGCTTGTTTTCCTTTAGCTTTAGCGCGGCTAGGATAAGTAGTTGTGCTACATCTTGCATGGGAAAGTTCTCCTGAGGGCTAGAACTTAATCTAGCCCGGCCAAGCCAAATTAGACGCGCAGGCCCATTACAGCAGAACGCGAGTTAGCGATGGCTTGAGACATCGACTCGGTGATCAGCCAGCCCTTACCGATAACACGCTCAGTAGTCGTGTCGATCGGCTGCGAGTCAACACCGCCGCGATCAGAGTAGGCGCCATGCATTTCCGGATCGGAAACGATAACGAATTCGCCTTCATCTAGAACCTTGTGTTCCGGATGGCGATAAGCTTCCGAAATTAGGGTCATGCCGAA